GCGCTAGAGACATATAAGGTGGGCTTTCTTGGTTGATTATTTTCTGTACGAGACCCTCTACTATAGCGGTTTTGCCAACACCCGCATCACCGACTAAAATAGCATTACTCTTATTCTTTTTAGATAAAATTTCTACTAGCTCATCTATCTCACGATCTCTGCCAGAGATAAGAGAAGATTTTTGAGTCACAAATCTTTCGTTTAAATTAACACAGTATTTTTTTAAGTTAGATAAAGAATCCTCTGAAGAGTCTTTTCTACTACGAGATTTTAATTTAAATTTTTCTTCTATATCCAATCTCGTAGAGTCTGAAAGTATACCTTTGATTTGATCGGTAGGAGGGATACTAGTCTCTAGAATATAAGTCTCAATGATATCTTTTGCATGTATAATATCAATGTCTTTACTCTTCATATATTCTATGAAATGACCCTCCATATCTAAAATAGTATAAAGAATATGTTCGATCCCTATAAAGTAACTGTCAAAATTATCTGAAAAGTCTTTAGCAAAGAATATAATTTCATTTACATCTTCGTGCCAAGCACCTTGACCTTTCATAGCCTGAAAGTAATTTTTATTTTTAGCTGCGTATTTTTTAAAAAGCTTTATAAATTTATTACCTTCTATGTGAAGATCATATGCTTTTAACCTCACAGCACAGCTATCAGATATGTTCATCATACAACCATAAACCAAATGAGCTGTTGTTACTAGATTATGCCCATTGGCTTCTGCAAATTTTTGCGAATCCTTAAGTCCCTTTTTTGCTTTGGGTGTTAAATTAAAATCAGTTAGACCCATCATAATTCTTTACACTATTTAAGTTCAGATAACTTCATGTAGATTTTGTCTTTCAAAGGGAATATTTTGTCTACAAAAACAATGTCATCTCCTTTTGAGCCGTATATTATCACAATATCGGATTTTTTGGGCAATTTTTTCCCAGAATCTAGATAATCAGTTAATCTAGCATCTCTATTACTGTCTAGGAATAAACCCTCTAAAACCCCACCTTCATCTTGCATGGTCAAGCGAGCATATTTATTGCCATTTCTACTGGTTCTACGCATAATATCCGTTAAAACCCCCACAAATTTTACATTAGCACGATCATTAAGCTCTTTGACAGTATCTGCTGAATGAAAGTCATCTTCATAGCTAAAAACCTGTCTAATATTATGAGAATAACTATAACCTAAAAGCTTTTCTTCAAAAAACCAATTAGCATACTTTAAATGCTTTTTGTTCATCTCATAAATATCTTTATATGGCTGATATTTTTTGCGAAATGTCTCAAATCTTTTATCTGAAAACATTTTCCTATTATCATCTCCAACCATATCTTGCTTCTTAGCATTATGAATAGAGTTGATTATATCATAGCTATCTTTTTCTCCAAGAGCTAAAAAATTTCTCTTTTCTCTATCTGTCAAAATATTAAATGTTTGAGCTTCTAAAACTAATCTAGGACGATTGCTTTGAACAAAAGAATCTAATAATCCTGCTTGAATTAAAGCTGACAAGGTTCCTATATTTAAACCTGCTTGTTTAGCAGATAAAAACACTTCATATTTGTTACAGAAAGAATCCTCTCTAAAGTCCAACAAGGACTGTAAAACTTTAGTGGATACGCCTTTAATAGAATTTAAACCGTATCTAATATTTTTACCCTCTATCTTAAAGTCGATATCTGACTTGTTTAAATCAGGTGGTAAAAGCTTAATATCAAAATGAGAAAGCTCTTGAGAAATTTTAGCTATTTCCTCATGAGAGTTAGGTTCAAACTTTGCGAACTTTAATAAACTTAGAAAGAATTCTTGTGGGTATTTAAATTTTAAGTAAACAGTTATAGCAGCCAAGTGAGCGTAACTGATAGAGTGGGATTTGTTAAAAGAGTAATTAGCAGAATCCTCCGCAACTCTCCAAAGAACATCACCAATAGCTCTATCTAATTTATTGGAAATAATCTTTTCATCAATTTTAGCCTTCCAAGCTGGCATTTGATCGACTTTCTTTTTGCCAACAATTCTTCTTAGCTGTTCAGCTTCATCTAGAGTGAAACCAACCTTTACAGCCATTTTCATAAGCTGTTCTTGGTAGAGTGGGATGCCTCCAGTATAGCTCAAAATATCATCAAAGAATTCATGAACAGACTGGAAATCTCCAGTTCTTACATAGGTAGCATAACTATCCTTGAAATCTAAAGCTCCAGGTCTTGCTATAGCTACCACGGCAGACAATTGCTCTAGATTTTGAGGAGCTATCAGCTTGCAAACTTTAAAGTTTGTTTCTGCTTCTAGCTGGAAAAGACCTTGAGGTGATCGGAGGCAAGATAAAGCAGCATAAATAGTTTCATCATTAATGTCTATGTCCGAAGCGTTTATTCCCACTTGTTTGCAAACATCATGGACAACAGAAAGAGTTCTTAGACCTAGAATATCAAATTTGACACTAAGGCTAGCTACGTCATTCATGTCGTAACCAGAAATTAAAGAATCATCATTGGTTTTCTGAAGTGGCATAATCCCATCTAAATCATAATATGAAATAGAAATACCAGAAGGATGGACTCCAGTATTTTTGTTCAATCCTTGTAATTTTTTAGCTATCTCAAATACTTTAGGGTGTTTATCAGCGTAAGATTTGAACGACTCACTCTCTTCATAAGCTGCGTCTAATTTAGCTACAATACCAAAATGTTTAGGGATTGTGTCGCTTATTTGATTTACTTCCATTTCAGAGAGTTCAGCTATAATCTTGCCACACTCTTTCATGCAAAGTTTACCACTAAGAGTATTTAAAGTAAGAATTTTTGATGTCTTACCTTCATATTTATCTTCGATATATTTAATAACCTCTGCCCTTCTATCGTAGGAAATATCGTTATCTACATCAGCTAATAAACTACCATCTAAAAATACTTCTCCATTATGCTCGATCTTCTTAGCCCTGCTTTTTGAGACGAACCTCTCAAAGAATAAATCATATTCAATAGGATCGATATTGGTAACTCCTATGACATAGAGAACCAAGGAACCTGCTGCACTGCCTCTACCTGCTCCTGTCGGGATATCGTTTTCTTTACAGAAGTTAATAATATCCCAATTCAAAAGAATGTAATCCACAAAACCAAGTTCATCAAAAATGGTTAACTCTTCTTTTAGCCTGTCGTAGTATACTTGAGAGTTTTCTAGTTCATCAATGCCTTTTTCTTTAAGACGAGCAAAGCAAAGCTTCCTTAAGAACTTAAAGTTATCTCCCAGGTCTTTACAAGCAACCTCGTCATAATATTTTTTTTGTATTTTGATTTCTGGGAGTTTTACCCCCACTGGAAATGGGGTATTATACCCTTTAAATGTCCTAGAACTCATATCTCAAGATCGAATAATTGTTTGCGAAACACTTTGAAGTTCATCTCAATATCGTATAAAGCATCATGCAGCCTCTTAGGATCGTGGTCAATATTATATTTCTTCAATAAAGTGGCTTGAGATGTTTTTAAACCTCTTTCCCTGTAATTCAATAACCTGTATTGCCAACCGATAAAATCGTTTTTAACTACAGGCATTTCTTTAGCTATAGCTGTGGCTAAAGCTTTAGTATCTAAAATACGAGGTATAAAAGAATAGTCTGAATCTTTACCCATTAGCTTACGCCAAATATTCACCATGTAAACGTCAAACCCTAACAGGTTTTGACCGATGATTAAATTGTTTTCATCGTAAAGATCTTTAGAAAATTCCTCCCAAACTTGATTGGGGGCTTTACATTTTTTGTTGTATTCTTTCATGGAGAAGCCTGTCACTTTAGCAGCCCCTTCTGAAACATTAAGATTAGGCCAATGGATAAACATGTCATTACGCGCAATGACTTTATCGCCCTCTACTAATAACCATGCAACTTGCCAAGGTCGAGAAGTGACCAAGTTTAAGCCCTCTGTTTCAGTGTCAAAGACCACATATCTTTGTTTTTTGTTAAATCTAAGTAGTGATTCGTTCATTTTTGTTTTTCTAAGTAAGATTCAAAACAGAATTCATTGCTTCCAAAGTGATCTAGATTGGGACAGCTTAAAGTAGCAGGTCTCCCAAAGTTTCTGTTACAAATGATTTTGTATGTTTGCAAAGCTTCTACATCACTCTTATTCTTGTAGTAAATACTTTTTACTCTCTTAGTGGGTCTATCGATTCTAGTAGAGAATGTAACCACTTTCTCTTTTAGCAATTCATCGAATGGAAGATTATTTTCCTCTACCCAAAATGTAGGCATTATCTTACTGAAATCAGGAACACATTTTCTTAAGTGAAAATTATTATTAAAGATAAATGAATCATAAAAAGGAATAATTAATTCAACACTATCATTCCAAACAGAATTAAGAAACGCAAAATCTACCTTGCCGTTACCTGTATGAGCATGGGAATAAATCTTGTAAAGCAGTTTGCATCCAACATCATCATTAGCAAAAACTACGATTTTATGGTCTGAATTGTCATCTTCTGTTGTGTCGTTACAACAAGTCAACCTAAGTCCAAAAACAAGATCGATATCTTTATCTTTACATCTATTGTGAGCAGTTACAAATCCCGTCATAGAGTCTTCTACTAGGACTAACGATTTAATATCGTTTTCTTCGCATATGGTGAAGATGCTATCGGGACCGCCTTCGATCTCGTCTTCATCAAGAGTTAAAATACTCTTGCCAATAGAGTAAGTAGACTTGAATACAGGTATCATGAAAGTAAGATACCTAATTAAGCCATGAGGTCAAGAAGAATGTGCGGGACAACCCTGATAATATCTAAGCTCACAAGAACCACCTTCAGGTATCAAGCTCTCGGAAAACTCTTCTTCGAAGTATGATTTCGAAAACTGGCCTTCCTTGTTGTAAACTTCATAGTAGAAGAAATCAAATTTCATTGGACAATGCCATTTAGGTGAGCCATCCTTTTTTAATTCTCCTTTGCGCGTGGCAAATCCACAAAGAAGTTTACCACTGAAAGAATTATCTTTGGGAAACCCTTGATGCGCTGCGAAATTATATTTAGCGTCTCTTTCAGAAAAGTTATCAAGATATTTTTGGATCTCTGTGAGTTGTAACTCAAAACCCTCTAATTCGTCAGGGTCCAAAGGTTTCATCCTAACAACACCAGATTTAGAAGCATTGGGGTCTAAGTCAAACTTCAGGAATAAGAACTCACTGACCCTGTTTGAATATTTTGGGAAAAGCTTTTTTACGGCTAGACTATACATCAAATCTTGTAAATTATCTGTTTGATCCTTACCTTTGAATACGTCTTTGCTTGTTTTGAAATCTCTAATCAGAGCAAATTTTTCTTTCTTGTATAGAAAAAGTTTATCAATAAAGCCTCTTATTTTATAACTAAAAACCCCCTCGGTATTAACTATATCAAAATCTTTTTCAGAGTATTCTTCTGTTGGCTTACATAAATCACCGCCAAAAAAATCATAGGACAATCCATTAAAGATCATGTCCTTCATCAATTCTATGTTTTCTCTATCATCGACACCTTCTTTTACCGCATGTTTAAGAATAAGTCTTTTTATAGAGGGGACAGAAAAAACATCTTCAGTTTTAATTATTTTATTAAAATATTTTTTTCTTTTTTTAACTCCTAAAACCTCAAAAACAAGGTGACATATCGAGCCTCTTCTAGCTCCGTCATTCCCTTTTTCTGGAAGACGTAGTTTATACTTTGACCAATACAACCAAGAACACGATTGAGCGGTCTTGATACGGCTAGCAGACAGAGGTGTTTGAGGTTCAGGCATCACTAAGCAATAAAGCGGTCTTTATTTCTTTTTTAGTGAAGCTTGAAGAGTTGTTTTTAACAAAATCGCAAATAAATTTAAGTTGTGCAGTCTGATCTATTGATTTTTCTAGCCAATATTTCTTTATGTCACAATTATCTAAATGAGCGTCACCAAAATCATTATATGACTTTGGAGGGAATTTTACACTTAAGGCGCTTAAGTCGAAGTAATTAGAAAGCTTTAAAAAACTCTTTAGTGCGGCGATAAATCCTCTATTTTGCCCACTATTTTCATCGTTATTTGTTGAAATATATATATGATCGATAGACCTACCACTAAGATAATTAATAATGTTATTATTAACAGATAAGCCAAAAATGACAAGAACATTTTTAATGTTTTGTTCGTAAAGAGCCAACGCATCTCCTATACTTTCTACTAAAATTACTTCTTTTTTTAATTCAATTTCTTTATCAACACCAGTTTTACAGTTGAAAGCTGGATAAACCCAATTGTTACGCCTCCCAATATGTTTCCATTTTGGATAATCATTATTATCATCTACTTTTCTTCCAGAGAATCCAATAATTTGATTATGTTCATTATATACTGGAAAGACCATTCTTCTATACATCTTTCCCACTCCAGCTAATCCTACTTGAAAAGCTTTTTGAGTTTGTTCAGAAATATTTCTTTTATTATAAAAGTTATAATTAGGGAATAACCTCTCTAAATGAGAATCATCATAAATTTTTTCCATTTCAATTTTTTCTTTAGGCTGATAAACAGTTACACTATCTGTGGAAGAGTTTAATAATATTTCTTCTATCTGCTTATTGTCTTTTAAAGTAAGCCTAATTAAAGCTTCAAAAGGTTTACAACCTTTGTTCTCGACGAAATCCATCCAAACACCAGTGTTTTTGTATATCTTGACAGCAGTGCTATTGTCTCCATCCCTATAAAGAGCTTGAGTTCTCCAATGATCACCACAATCTATAAGACTGTAGCCTATCGATTCTAAAATTCCTTGAAATTCTTCAGAATTGATCGAAGTCGGGGATTGTTTCTTGGATTCCATTACTATCTAAATCTTCCTCTCCATTTAAAACTCTCGCTATATCTCTAAGATCGCCTCTTTCTGTTATATTAAAATTATTAAAATCTAAATTAATAGCATTTTTTCTCAACGAGTCTCCGATACTTACAGGTTCTACAGCACCAGCGATATCGCTACCTAAGTGCCTAGCTTTCACATTAATTAGTTTATGTGTTCCAAACCTCCCGCCTTCTGTTTCTACTTCATCTGTAGTTTTGCTGCGAAGAATAAACATGTGAGAACAAAATTGAGTGATCCTGTCTGATAAAGAAACAATAGATTCATCATCAACTATGTTTTGAGATGTTCTATTTGTTGTTATTCCATATCTATTAGATTGAACCGATGTGATCATGGGTATAACTGGATTGCCATCATGTAAAATTTCTTTTTGCACACACTTCTTAAACTTATCAACCATTTCTCCAACGACTTGCCATTCTGATTTATTACCATTATTTTCAGACGTTGTTTTAATATAGTCAAAAGAAAATACCATTTGATTTCCCCTGCCTACTTTAGCATAATAAAATCTCTTTAGAGTGTTGACCATAGAGTCTACATCCATACCTCCAACATTGTAATAGTAGAATTTTAAATTTTTAACTCTGGGCCAAACAGACCTTACTTTTTCTACAACGTCTTCTCCAGCTTTCCTCCATTTTCCGCTCTCTAGCAAGTGCATGGGGACACCAGATAAAGCAGCACACTGCCTCATAATAAGTTCTTCCTTACTCATTTCTCCGTTGTCAAAATGCAAAACAGGAACATCGTATTGCAAGCTAACTTTTGTAGAGTAATCCATACAAAACTGGGTTTTACCAACCCCAGAACGAGCTACAATTACTGTAATATTACCAGCCCTTAAAAGAGAACCATAAATATCATTTATCTTAGCATGTGGACCCATCATGCCAAATTCAGTCACAGGGTTATTCCCACGCTCTTCGACAAGAGCTTCCATTTCCTCATAAATATTCTCTGGAGTATCATTACCTATCTCGTAGAGATTAATACGAGAATTATAAACATTATCAGCTACTTCTATAATATCTCTATAAGAAGATTCTGGAGCGATGTTCTTCATCTTCTTAACTATCTCTTGAGAAGACTCTAGTATCTCTCTTCTTATTGTATACTTCTTAAGTTCTTTAGCTGTCTTTAGAATATTACCTTTAGGAACTTTCCTTAGAGACAAAGATTTAATATAATCAGAGGGATTAAGATTATCTTCAAAAGACAATCCAACCTCATTGACTCTTTGAGCGATTATAACCTCGTCAATTTCATCACCTGCATCAATGGCTTGCTGTATAATCCTAAATATAGCAGAATGCAAAGAACTTTGTTTAGAATAAAAATCTGTATTACTAATGAAATTAGAAATTTCCGAGAGACTTTCTGGATCTTTGAGTAAGCCAGCTAATAACTGTTTTTCTAGTTCGAAATTATATATCATTTAATCTTCTTCTGTTATCTCATTAGATGGATGCTGGAAATGATTTTCCAAGGCTTTAGTTAGAGCGAATTCTGTCATACCACAATCAAATTTACAATAAATAAGTGGTTTTCCATTTTCAGAAGACACAGCCATAATAACGCCTTTATATTTATCTGCTCCTCCCGACAAATCATAAAGTTTGTCAACCATTTCTGTAGGGATACAAAATTCTCCGTTATCGCTTCCTTCTGGTAAATTCATAAATATATATCTTGTTCGTTAAATAAAGATGCTTTTATTTCATCTTTAGGATAAACTTCTGCTAATTTTATTTTATTAGCTTGGCAAAAGTTTAATTTTAATTCGTCTCTCTTTAGTTGGTCGGCATACTTAAAATGATTTTTGTGAAAATGTTTAACAAATTTAGTATGTTGAGCGCCTTGAACTTCTACTGCTATTTTCTTATTAGCGTTGTAAAAGTCTAAAGTTAACCTGCTTCCAACAACTCTAAACTCTTCAAAAACAATATCATTCTCCCAATATGGTCGCAAAAATTCTTTTACAGTTGTTTGAAATTTGCTTCTACTAGGCTTATCCCAGTTAATTAAATATTTTTTTGCGTTCTTGAGATTTCTTTCTTTTCCGAATCGATCAACAAATTTCATGCTCCGATTTGTTCCCTAAAATACTTAATTAAGAATTCACATAACTTCTCGTCCTGATCAAGCGTTTTGAATAAATTATTATCACCTTGGATTTGATCAGGGAAGTTTAATTTATTTTCTGTCAACAACTCACAAAAATCTTCTGTCGGTTTAATCCATGCACCTTTTTTTTCTACGAACTCCCAAGCGTAAAGCAAATCTACGATTTCCTTCTCAATCCAAATAGAATTGCCACCAGAACGATTATATCTAACGGGATAAGTTAAGCTTACATTAGATTTTTCGTTCGGAGATTTGCAAATCAAAACTTTTGCAAAATGACCGATGATTGGGTTTTTCTTCTCGTCGATAGTTTTTATGCTAGGGTTTTGAAGAATCAAGTCCGATTTATATCTAGGTTGAAATTGAATGACGCTATTAGCATAATGTTGTAAAGCATAGCCGCCTGTAGATACAGACTGTCTAGGAGGCTCTTTGGAATATTGGTCTCTCATTTCTGACCTTACCTGACTGATGAAAATAGCCATATGTCCTCTTTTGCCTAAAGCTATACTAGTCTTTTTGCACCAAACAGATGCGATGTTTGCTCCTGCTGCTATCTTAGAGAATTCATCAAAACCTTTAGGGGCATCATTTTTTGCTATTAACCCATCAACAGAGTCTAATATGAAACAATATTTATGTTCGTTTTTTACATTGTCAATGAGTTGCTTGATACAAGTCATGGCAGTTTCATAAATATTAGTTTCTAAAACAAAACAAGTGCCATCTACCCATTCATCTGCCGACCACACAAATTTTATTCCAGATCTTTCTCTGATCTCTTTACCCAGTCTGCCTTCAGCCTTAATATATACTCCTCTAGGTTTTTCTATTGTAGTCAAAAAGTTCTTCATGACCTCTAAAGCCTCGGATGTTTTTCCTCCTTCTGTAAGACCAGTAAAACGATGTAACCCAGGTCCAAAGCCCCCGTTCATGCAAAGGTCGAATTGAAGAGAGCCGCTAGAAACTTTATAATCACACTCCTCTTCAAAATTGTAGTGATCGCTTTTGTTTGATTTCAAAAAATTTCCTAGAATATCGTTTGGGTCTGGTGTTTCACTCATGTAAAAAGTCTTTTATTGTTTTTGTTTTGCGAGATATACTTAAGTCTTCTCCAACCTTGTCGCCTATATCATAGGTTTTATACTTAGATAAGTCAACCTTAAAATTGAAAGCTCTAAATTTTTCATCGAGAGTTTCTTTTAGCTTGTCACTAACAAGGTAAGCTAAAGAGTCAAACTTCTTATCAAAGTAGACAATAGCCATGAAATCTTGCGAATAACGATCACAAAGATCGTTAAGCATTTTCATTTCCCTAGCAAAAAAAGGTCTCCTTCCTTTATCGGGAACATTTAATAATCTAAATAAGATTTCTCTTTTATTCGGCCCCTTCTTCTTGCTCACGGGTAAGGGTAAATAGATCCCACATCGCAGTCAACCATTTTTTTCACAAGCTGTAAAAAATTAGTTTTTGGTTCCCAACCAAGCTCTTCTCTAGCTTTAGTGGAGTCCCCCCATAACAAATCAACCTCTGCTGGTCTGTAAAAATTTTTATTAATCTCTACAAGAATATCAGGACCGTGAAAATACTTTTCGTCTAATCCTTCACCCTTCCATTTGCATTGACTTCTATGAAATCCAGCAAAATTAAAAGCTTCTTCCACAAATTCTCTAATAGTGTGAGTCTCGTTGGAAGATAAAACATATTCTTTTGGATCTTTTCTGTCTTGATTCAACATCAACCATACCCCTCGAACAAAATCTTCAGCGTCACTCCAATCTCTTTTTGAATCTAGATTACCTAATTGTAAAGGTTTTATTTTTTTGCCTGATTCATAATCCACAAGAATCCTAGCGACATTTCTAGTGATTTTTCTAGTAACAAATTCCTCCCCTCTCCTTATTCCCTCATGATTAAACAACCAACCTTGAACTGCATAAATATCATAAGAATCTCTGTAGACCTTGACTAAATGTCTAGCGGCGCATTTAGAGGCTCCATACGGGCTTCTAGGGCGTAATGGGTGGTCTTCTGTTTGAGGAGACTGAATAACATCTCCAAACTCTTCAGAGCTGCCAGCATTATAGTATCGACAATGTGAGGAGTGGCGACGAATTGCTTCTAGTTGGTGTAAAACAGACATGCAGTTAGTTTGCATGTGGTTAAAGGGCATATCCCAACTACTACCGACAAAAGAATTAGCTGCAAAATTAATAAAATAATCAGGCTTATGCTCTGAAATTACTTTTTCTGTATTTTGAGGATCGGCAACATCTAAATCAATAAGAAAAAAATTAGGATTGTCTTTTAAGTGTTTAATGTTTTTATGATTCTCCACACTTAACCTTCTCACTCCTCCGACAATCATATGCTCTGTATTTTTGAGCAAGTAATCAGCCATGAGGCTTCCGTCTTGACCTGTAATGCCTGTTATTAATACTTTTTTCATTATTTATTTAAAATTCATATACCAGTTATAAGTTTTTTCCAAGCCTTCCTTAAAGCTTGTCTCTGCGACAAACCCTAATTGTTCTTTAGCTTTGCTTATATCTAAACATCTACGAGGCTGACCATTAGGCTTGCTAGTGTCAAAATCAATTTCACCAGTATACCCAACAACATCTTTAATTAAAGTTACAAGATTTTTAATTGATATTTCTTTTCCAGTCCCTATATTGATCGGATCTGGAGAGTCATAACGTTCTATAGAAAGTTCTATAGCTTTAGCACAGTCACCAGCATAAAGAAATTCTCTAGAGGCAGTCCCATCTCCCCAAACAGTTACAGAAGTTTCTCCGTTTTTTTTAGCTTCAATAAACTTTCTTAATAAAGCTGGAATAACATGAGACTTTTCAGGGTTAAAATTATCATACTCTCCATACATATTGACTGGGATTAAATGAATAAAATTACTGCCATATTGATCATTATAAGCTTTACAGCCAACCAATAGATTTTTTTTAGCTATCCCATAAGGAGCATTTGTTTCTTCAGGATAACCATCCCAGATATTTTCTTCTTTAAATGGAACTGGAGTGAACTTTGGATAAGAGCAAACGCTTCCTAATGTAATTAATTTTTTAATATTTAAATTCTGACAAGCCGATAAAACATTCAAGCTCATTTGTGAATTCTTAAAAAAGAAATCTGCTGGGGATTTTTGATTCGCTCCAATACCTCCACAAGCAGCAGCCAAATGAATAACATAATCAGGTTGGTGATAAAAGAGATAATCATGAAAATCTTTAGATGAGGTAACATCTAATTCGCTACTGCTAGGAGTAATTAAATTGTATTTACCCCTTAATCTCTTTGTTAAATGGTGTCCTAAAAAACCATTCGCCCCAGTAATAACTATTTTTTTTGTTGTGCTTTTATCCATTCTTTTAAATTAGTTTTTGGTCTCCACTTTAAAAGTTTTTTAGCTTTAGAATTGTCAGCTAAACTTTCTCTCAATTCCCCTTTCCTTGGTTCAATGAATTCATAATCTCCACCTATTTCTTGAGCTAACTCTAATATGCTATAGTTTTCCCCTGTTCCTACATTAATCACTTCTCCAGAGACATGATTGCTTTGGGAAGATAAAAAATTAGCATTAACGACATCTTTAACATAGGTAAAATCTCTGCGCTGTAATCCATCTCCAATTATTGTCATAGGCTTACCTTCTTTTTTTTGTTTCAAAAACAAACCAATAACTGGAGCATATTGGCCAATTAATGGTTGACGCTCTCCATATACATTAAAATATCTTAGAACAACAGTCTCTAGACCAAACAAATTTGTATAAATTTTGCAAAATTCTTCGCCAGACACCTTGCTTACTGAATATGGATTAAGACAGTCAGTCCTCATCGATTCCTCATTAGGTATTTTATTAATTAAGCCATAAGAAGCTGAAGTAGAACTATAAACAACTCTTTTAATTCCCGCCTCCTTCGCACATTGAAGTATTGTGCATGTACCTACCGTATTAACTTCAGCGGCTAATATTGGATTATCTAAAGTGGGTTGAATCCTCGACTCTGCGGCCAAGTGGAACACAAAGTCTACACCATCGAATATAGGTCTGATAGAGTCATAATCACAAATGTCTTTTTCATGATTTTCTGAATTTTTATTCCAATAAAATTTATCATGAGTCTCGGCAGACTCATTATCTATCACTTTAACATACCACCCTTTTGTGAGAAGGTAATCTACAATATGAGAACCAATAAACCCAGCTCCTCCTGTTACAATTGCTTTTTTTGCTACCATATTCTTTCGTCTTTTTCGTTTACAGGCTCTCCTATAAAATTAGTTGGGTTGCCATTTTTATCAATACCATCTTTTCTTATAGTTGGAAAAGGTTTTTTTTCAAAAAATTCATCATGGACATAACAGTTGTCTTTTACTATTGGGTATATTTTTTCCTTTAAAAAATTTTGATCCACCTGCCAAAAATTACCTTTTGAGTATTCTAGTATAAGAGTTTTCATTTGAGGGATTGAACCTGATTTCGCGCCCCACATTCCTCCAAGTATTTCTGTCCCATGCGCTGGGTGGTCTCTCATTATATGAAAACCTTTATCACTATCAAGCCATTCGTCTACAGCGGCTTTTTCTCTTTCTGACAAACGGCTATCAGTGTCTCTAGAAATCATTACTTCTACATCACTGTCAGAAGCTGGAAAAAATCTCCAAAACATCCCATTCCAGTCACCTTGCTCATTCATAATTATAATTTCTGTATTATCTTTTTCATACAAACTTTTAATTATTTCTATTGGTGTAGATTTACCAGCATAGTAACGGCAAATCCAATCAGGATAAATTTCTTTAGCTAGGTCTGCATTTTTTAATGCTCCTATTGTGTAGCGAGGATTTTCTCCCCATAGACCAAAGCTTATAATTTTTTTCATTTTTAAATTTTTTTAATAAATTTTTGTAGATATTTCAAAAGGTTATATTTGCCAAAGTAATCTTTTTTGCATTCTTGAATAGCTGGTAGTCTCCAAGAGATTGGCTGTTCCATTATATTTTTCAATTCACTTATAACATTATCAGCCTCTGGATTAAATGTAATAAAAGCGTTTTCATTGTAAGCTTCTTTTATTTTCAAACAACCATAGTAAACAGGGACGCAGTTATTTAAAAACGCATCAAAAAATTTTTCAGAAATGTAGAAATCTTCACAGCTATTTTCCATGCATATAGAATATTTATAGTTTTTAAGAGCTGTCTTTTTTAGAGGAGGAGAGCCTTTGTACCTTGAGTCATTTATAGACCAACCTTTACCGTAAATATCTATGTCTAAATCTGAATTTAAAATTTTTAATAATAAACTTTCTCTGATGTAATAATTAGACGATACTGGCTGCGATGCTCCCGCCAATGCGCCATGATTAGCAACCATGAAAGACATTTTTTTAGGATATTCAGGACTGTCTATGTCTTCAGGTAAAGATTCGTCTTTTAAATACTCATTAGCTGTCGGCCCATATAAATTGTTAGTATAACTATTATTTCTTGAATCGTGAGTAAACAAAAAAGAAAAAGTATGATGTACGTTTTCTCCTTGTATTTTTTGATCACAGGTAATTACATGTTCGCAATATTTATTTAAGTCTTTTAATGAGTTAACGCTCCACGTAGGCTCCATAGTTACAGCTATATTCTTTTCTTTGGGAGAAGAATACATTTCATTGCTGTGATTTAGCACTATTAAATAGTCATAATCATCACTAGTAGTTAGCTCAAAACATTTAGGAAGCTTTCCCCAATTATATAAAACACGAGCATTGTTATCTGCTGCCGAATCCCAAGGAGAAGAAAATTTTAGTTTTATTTTTTTAGACATTAGTAAGAATCTCTTAGACTTGATTTAAGATGTTTTAGAGAATCTTCATCAACAGCTAACACGCTACCATGTTTTGTTAGAGCTTTGCCCCAATATACTTGAAAATCCATTTTTTCAAAAGCTGTGTTGAATTCCCAATCCAAAGGTTGAGTAATTTTATTTGATTGTAGATAATTGTTTAATTTTTTTAGAGCCTCTCTTGTATATAAAACCGTGCATAACCCATTGGTCGCTGGATGATCTTTTTTCCCAAAGATATCCCTGTCGTCCCCTTTTCTAATCCACGCTTCTCCCAAAAACACGCAATCATATTTTAAATTATGGTCGCGGCATATTTTATTCATTTTGTTTACATAAACAATGGGGTCTTCTTTAAAAATTACGTCATCCTCTAAAATAAAAAAATATTCTCCTTGATCGGATTCAACTATATCTGATACAGCTTTTTTATATTTCATGCACAGAGACATTTCGGAAATTAACATTTTCCTTTCAAATTTTTTTTCAAAAGTTTCTAGATCAAAGTTATCGCTTATAATATCGCTAGAAAGTTTTTCTTGATCAAAATCCTCTACAAACTCATGAGAAATATCAGGGAACCAAGTTTCCATCTGTGTTTGCATGTGAGTCTTTCTTGCCCCTAGCTTTGTATAATGTATGATGTAAATTTTGTCTATATCTTTCATTTAAAAAATTCAAAGTTCAAGGAGCTTGGTTCGAAATCTTGCCATAATTTATTGTAAAGATCTGGAGATAAATCCAAGTCTTTTAATTCTGACCAATCGTCTATTATTAGAATAGGTATACCCATTTCTTTAAACTTTTCTACCCCATACCATCTAGTTACAATAGGTATACTTTTCATGTAGAGAGCCTCCCAAGTTTTATGACAATCTACTCCATTACCGATTGGAGACATGGTAAAATAAGAAGCTGCCATGTCGCTTAAATATCTTTCTTGGGTCGATTCAACAAAATTATCGTGAGCTTTTATAGAAGAAGCGTCTGGATAGTTTTTTTCTAATTGTAAATTGTAAGGAAACCCAATCTTCGCCAAACACTCTTGTCTAGCTCTTGGATTTGTAGAGATGTTAAAGTTTATATATACCCCTTGGAATTTATTTACTTTTTTTAATTGTATTTTAGTAAACCTGTCTTGGTTCCCGTGCGACCATTTAGGATTGGCTATCCCAATAGGTATTGGTTTAACTTTGGGGTGTGAAGCTACAAGATTTTGAGTATACCAAGTATCTATATTGGGAAATAAATTTAAAACATAATCAATTTCTTTACTTGTAAAATTTATATCTGAATTATGCGTAACCAAGTTAAACTTTTCAGGTAATTTTACTGAACCGATTTTAGTATAAGTATCCAACAAAGATAAATGTTCAGGTCTACAAAAAACATAATCATTGTCTAAAGATTCATCCTCCTGTGGAAAGAATTCTGAAGTTCTAGCATCTTTGTAACTACTTAGTTGAAGCTTGCATTGATGTTTAAAATATGTTCCACATAAAAACATTTTAACTTAGCTCTCCCCACGCCATTTTTAGAATATAGTTTATCTGGTCTTGATTTTTTTTATAAGGACGGGGGCAGTGATAATCTACATATTTTTGAGAAATAAGAAGTTCGCGATCATAAATACTATTTTGTGATCTGCAAATTTTATAGCCTAAAGCTCCATCGCCCCCGCGACTAAATCCATGAAAATCAACTTGACTAGATTTAATTAGGTCTGCTGTATACCATTCTTCATAAGCCCATATAGGCTGTTTATCTTTTTGAGAGTTTTCCACTAATGTATTTGTATGATCTACAAGACTCTTGCTTAAATTAAAAGTTTTATCAAAAGTTTTACCTTTAGCTATGTGATAATGCCCTACTATCGGCCCTTTTGTTTCTTTCCAGTAAGGAGCACCTGCATTTCTACAAGCATCTTCTGCTAAATGAGCATAAGAGTCTTCAGGGACATCTTTGACTATATTAATAAAATGATTTTTTTGTAAAGGTATTTGATCAATATCTCCGACAAGCCAAGTGGTTTCGGGTTCATTTTTGGTATAATGCCACTTATTAAATACTAGTTGCGGTATATGAGGAGCGCCCTCTTCAAAATCAAGCTCTATAATTTTACCAAACTCTTCACTTAAACCAAGCTCTTTCTTTTTACCGTATAGGAGCAGAACGCAATCTAGGCCAAGAAATTTATTATGAATTAATGAATTAATATTCCAGAAGTCACTATACTCTGCACTTGAAGACCATATTACTTTATCGACTTTCATTTTTAGTTATTTTAATTTTTTCTTAAAACAGTAAAGATGCAACCGCAGCAAGCTTCAGTGTTTCTACACTCTTCTCTTGGTATAATTTTTTTAAAAACACTCTCATAAACTGAAAATTTTTGCTCAAGATAATCTTCTTGTAGCATTATTGGATGCATCGCGTCTCTAGCTACAGCTATATCAGATTCATCTTTTAAATCATTACCAAATATTAAAATGCCTCCACTTCTCAAGGATTCATACATATTATCAAAACACTTATCAGAATCATAACAGTGATCTAAAACATTGTTACAAATTATCAAATCCATTTTGTTTTTGTGTTCAGTGTATTCTTCTAGGGGTATTGATAGTTTTTCAATATTAAGGTTTTTGCACATATTAGATATACCAGACATGCCCTTGTGAGTATATTTATCTAAAAGAGGATCTAATACATATAAATTTTTATAAGTTATAAGCTCTAGGACTCTAGATAAATTTTTCCCAAAGGGTCCACAACCAACTTCTATTACGTTTTCAAAATGCTTCCCTTGGATATCGTCATAATTATTTATATGAGTTTTCCAATATTCACTCCAATCATCACCATCACCGACATTATATCCACCCCAGACATTAAATTCTGTTTCTTGAGCAGTAAGCCATCTTTCTTGTGAACATTTTTTTGTATTTATCATTTTACTAATTCTATATAATCTGAACAAATTCCTAAAATTTTTGTTTTTGGTTTTCGGGCCAAATCTTTTAGGTCAAGTAGTGGTATTATACAATTTTTGCTCAATTTTTCTAAATTATGCGCCCATATTGCACCTTTTATTATGTTTCCTTCTATGTCCCTTCCGTTATATATAACAGAATATTTTTCTTTTTCGTGAAAAAAAACAGTAAGGTTTGTATTAGATGTCAAATAAAATAAAGCCTCTTCGTTTTTAGCGTGAACCCAAAGTTTTTGTCTTCTTGACGTAATCCAATCCAAGCATACAGAAATTTCGGGTTTATCATGACCGAGAAATAATTTATCATTGATACGCCACACATCAATTTCTACATGATATCCTGCGTCCAAAGCTTTTTGTATATATCTATGAGTGTTTTCTTTATCTTGATTGGGACCATCTATATTTCCGCGATGTGAAATTAATATCATGATTGTTTTTTCCTATATTTCTCTTCTTCTAGGTCCAATATTTTTTTGACATCATTATCTTCTAAATACTGCATGGTGAGATTGGAATCTTTTATAATAGACTTTACAAATCCATGTAAAAATAAATTTTCTTCTTCTAAAACACACGCATCTGGAAAAAGATATTTTTGTTTTTTATCTTTTAATAAAAATTGTTTTACTTTTTTATTAATTTTATTTGTTTTATTTAAACAGAACTTAAGAGTTTCACCTCCAATGAATAGTCCGTGATTTTTAGCAAAAACTACGGAAGAATTAGAAGGAAAATTATTATGAAGTTCGCTTCCTGGACAGTAATAATTAATTAAAGAACATTCTTTACCAAAAAGGTTATTTATAATTTGTTCTCCTTCCTTACTGCATAAAAGAGCTAGTACATAACTGGGGTGAGTATGTAGAACGCACTTTTCCTTCATTAAACAGTGTATGCCTACTTCCATAGACGGTCGTTTTTGTTCAGAGAATACTTGTCGGCCATTATGGTCGCAATAAGTAAATCCATCAGTAGAGGTTACTTCTTGGAAAGATGAACCAGAAGAGCTTATAACTAATGAGTTGCCACATTTATAAGACATGTTACCACCTTTATTTTGTGTAAGGTCATGGCGCTTAGATAAACAATCAGCAACCTCAACAAACTCTTTATGGCTTTTATAGAATTTGTGCAAATCTATTATTAAAGCTTCTGCTTTTTTGTTTTTTAACGAATAAGTAAATTCAATTTTTTTATCTTTTTCAATAAAAGTTACTATAACGTCTGCGTCATTTTTTTGAGGAAAAATATATTTTTCTTCATCAATTTTCCTGCGATTAATAGTTTCAACTACTTCAGATAAATTATATCCTCTTTTGCTTATGTCTCTTTTTATTTTCCAGCTATCCTGTAAATGACTTTCAGTCTCTACGTATATTTTTATATCTGAAATTAAACTGTCATCTTTTAAATAAAAAGCATGTAGCCCTTCGTTTATAATATATTTTTTAGACTTGATAAGTAAGGGTTTCGTAAAGTTACCTGTATCATGGTTATATTTTTTTCTAAAAATATTTTCGCCTGTTTTTAAAAGTTTAAGATCTTTAGATCCTGTTTGTAAAAAATTTGCCGCTGGATCAAAGTGTGTATACTGGAGCCATTTTTTGTGATTTCGGGGCCATTTGTGTAGATCATCCCCACTTAAAATTAACGTTTGGTCTAAGCCGCATATTGCAGCAAGCATTCGGGAAATTGTTGTTTTCCCAACTCCTGACGGACCTGACACACTAATAATTTTAGATTTTTCCATCCATTAAATTTCTTCTATTCTGATGCTTCTATCTTCGATGAAGATATCATAATAAGGTTTATCGCATCTTACTTCGTGAAATTTAACACCCCATTCCTCAAGTTGTTTGGTCGTAAATTCGGTCCAATCTATACCACTCCTGCTACCTCTAGCGGTCCAATACACGATTTTATTTCCTTCGTCATATAATTTGTTAACCTTTGATATATTTTCAAGACTAGGAGATGCATCATTATAATCCCTGTTTCCATCAAGGGGAATGCTTTCGTCATGAAAGCAAATTGTTTCATCTATATCAACGTATATTGTTTTCATGATATTTTTTCCAATACTGGTAGCACTTTATTAGATCTGTCTCATTGGAAACTTGTCCTCCGTTTATTATATTAGCCCATGCTTCAAAATTTTCTACTTCTTCAGGCGTTCCCATAACAGTAGCAAATTCAGTGTCATAATACCCAACTTTTAAACCTTCTTTTACGAGAAGATTATAAACAAGAGTTACATAATATTCTCCATTATGGGTTAAATTGTTTTCAAGAGCAAGATCAAAGTATTTTTTTACATACTCGCCTTTCGAATAATAATAAGTTCCTGTCGAAGCGTGTTCGCTCATAGGATTATTAGTGTAACATTCTTTTTCTTTTATTTCATGAACCAAATTGTTTTTTTCTTTTATATATGCCATTTTGGTTTCAGCTAAAGTGTGAGGGTGAAATCCTGTATGAGATAAAATACAACCGTCTAATTTATTATTTTTAACATAGTTGTTAAAATGAGACCTATCCCAAGTATAAGGATTATCACAATAAGAAATAATTACTTCTTCATCGTCTGCAATTTCTTTGTAAGCTTTTGTCACAGTATAAACTGGACCAAGCTTATGATTTTCCATAGAGATTACTTTGCTTTTTGGCTTCAAGTCTTTTAAGACATCGTAGATTTTTGTGTTATTAAGATGAGTCTCGTTACATATAAATACAACGTCCTCTTCTTCAAACATATCCAAAATATATTCTATTATTCTTTTGCCATTTACTTTTATTAAAGGTTTAGGGTCTTTGTAACCAGATTCTACAAATCTATTACCCGTCCCCGCCATAGGTATAATTATTTTCATTTATTTAAAACCCTTTCCCAAAATATAGATGGAGCGTTTTCACAACGATCCCTGAACTTTTCATAGCCAACATCATTAAATTCAAGATAGCTTCCTATTTTTGATTTGTCACCTATAATCTCTTCAATACCACATAAAATCGCCTCACCAATCATTCTGCAAAATGGTTCATTCACTATGGGTTGATGAAAAATAGCTTTTGATGACTGTAATATCAAAGGGATATCCTCATATTCGGCGTGACCATTGAAGTTAATATTAGGACAGTCTTTAAAAGTTTCTTGAGGAGAAATTTCTCCCCAACCAAAAATATCTATTTTTCTATCTGGGTTTTGATTAGCAAACCTAATTAAGTTATTCAAACCTTTAAGGGGGTGCAAATAACCGCAATAAACTACATCATATTTTTTTTCATGGTCCGATTTTTTGAACTTAGAAGTATCGATAGCATCGTAAACGATCTCTACATTATGAAAGTAATCCCCATATAGATTTTTAAAATAATTGTAGTGATAATTACTTAAGAAAAAATTCTTTTTAGATTTAGAAAATAACTCTAACCTAGTATCATCATGCAAATATGAACAAGAATCATGTTCAAGCCTAATTGAGTTAGGCATTTTAAGAATAAAAGGAAGCTTTTCAGGAGAAATTTTACTGATTGCCTCAAGATTAGAATTAATCACCAAATCATAAGACGATAGAAAATCTGTAACTGATGAGTTGTGGTGGTGTTCATTTATATCGAGACCCAGCTCTCTGCCTTTATCGATAAGCAATTTATTGCTTAATTGAGCGCCACCTTGTCTTTGTTCAAGTGTGAAGTCAGATATAAATAATACTCTCATGCAAATGCATGATTATATCCTATAAACCTTCTTCTTCAACAACTTCCTTTACTTCAGATAAAAATGGTAAAGAATTTAATAAATCTTGTTGTTCTGCAAAGTTAGCATCATCCCAACCCCACTCACTCAATACCTCTTCATCGTCCCAAGCTAACGCTTCACTAGATGTCATCTTGTTAACTGGCTTTTTACTCCAAAATCTACAAGACCAATACCTAGCTTTATGCTTTGGACCTGGGTTTGTGTCGCACTGATGACGCGCTCTAAAATTTCTACGTCTAGCTGGGTCGTCGCGTTTGATTTCCATATTAGGGTCACCAAACTTAACCATTACAATATTACCTTTAGGGTTTTTGACGTAAACTCCAAATTTTTTTTTAGAACCAGATGGTAATCTAAACGGTTTATTTAAAGTTTTTTTTTCCGCTTCAGAGTAATCGATATCTTCTATATCTTGATCCATCTCTATTTCATCGACACCAGCTTTTAAGAGATCTATTTTAGCAAGGCCAAATTCTACCTCATTGTAGTCAATGTAAACTTCTCCATTTGGCTCATTATAGTATTCTTCACTACCTCTAGCGATGTCGCCATCAGCAGCTCTATAAGATTCTTTTACTTTGCCTCCGCGAACCATTTTAAGGAATGTATTTACGCGAGCCATAGACCACTGACCCCTACTTTTTCCAGGACGATGGCTGCTAGAAAACGCACCCGCACCTCTCCTATATACCTTTTTAAGTTGGCCGAGAGTGACTTTTTTGGAATATTTCGCGTTATGTTCTTTAACTTTATTCTTAAGAGCAGTAATAACTTTTTCAGAAAAAGTTATAGCTGGAGCTTTTTTACCTCCACCTGCGGAACCTTTAGGGTTCTTTTTAGAGCCTTTTTTACGTTCCGAAGGTTTAGCTGGAGTCTGCGCTCCACTTTTACGCCCAGGTCTTTTAGCGGCCTGTGACTCTAAAAATTCTTTAGCTTGATCTGAAAAGTCGTATTCCATCAAAAATTAATTACACTTTTAAATATTAAAAATGAATATTTATCCCTCGCAAGAGGAACAATTTAAGATAGATCTAGCTAATTCTTGGCTGGGGTTAGCGCTTCTTTGATAGTAGAAGCTTTTGACTCCTTGCTCCCACCCAAAGATAAGTAGCTCGCTAACTTGTTTTGGTGGACATTTAGGAGAAATCATGACATTTAAACTCTGTCCTTGATCGATAAATTTTTGTCTTTGAGCGGCTTGAATCACAACCTCTTTTTGAGAAATTTCTCCAAAAGTCTTAAATACAGCTTTTTCTTCATCTGAAAGAAAATCTAAATGTTGGACAGAACCACCTTTAACCAAGATAGACTTCCAAGTAGTCTGGGTATTCTTTTTCTTCTCTTCTAGTAAGGACTCTAGGTAAGGGTTCTTATAAGTAAACTTTCCTTTAGCTAAATCTTTTGTGAAATAGTTGCTGTTTAAAGGTTCTATAGAGGGAGATACTTGCCCTAAAATAAATGAACTTGAGGTAGTGGGAGCTATGGCCATTGTTGTCATATTTCTTTTACCATAACCTTTCAAGTGTTCTGGTTCTCCAAATAAAACAGCCAATTCTTTTGTAGCTTTGTCGCATTTTTCTGAAATAGCTTTATGAATTTCAGTATTGATAAACTTAGCATCCATGCTTTCAAAAGAAATCATTTTTGATTGAAGGTAAGAATGCCAACCTAAAACACCCAAGCCTAAAGCTCTTTGTCGTTTAGCAAAATTATGAGAAGCTTTCATAAAAGGTATATCCTTTGTTTTTTGGACATACTCTTCCATAACTGCATCTAAAAAATATGTTAATGTTTCTATAGCATCAGTCTCTATAATTTCATCCCACTTGAGCAAATTTAGTGAGGAGAGACAACAAACAAAAGATTCATCTTCAGACGAGTGTAAGAATATCTCACTACATAAATTAGATGCATGTATTTTAAGTTTTTTATCTTTGTAAGCTTTAGGTGCGTTTGTATTTGCGGTATCAGTAAAGAAAATATACGGATAACCAGTTTCAAATCTTTTTTTGACGACATTAGCCCAAGTGGATCGTTTTTTCCTATCTCCTTCAATCATAGATCTCATCCATTCGTCAGTTATACAAACAGCGAAAGACATTTCTTGGATAGGGTTACCCTCTGATCTAATTCTAAGAAATTCTAAAATGTCAGGGTGGTCTATTGGTAAATAAGCAGCAAAGGAACCCCTCCTAACATTGCTTTGAGAAACAACAGACGTAACTTTGTCAAAAAGCTCCATGAAATGGATAGGGCCGCTAGATGTACCACCAGCAGAAATGTCTGCGCCTCTGGATCTTAAAGCTCCGAAATAAGCAGATGTGCCAGAGCCATGTTTAGTTTGCATACCGACTTCAGCTTGTTTGTCAAGAATTGCATCCATGCGGTCTTCAATATATACCCCATTACAGGATATAGGTAAACCCCTGTCTCTTCCAAAGTTAGCCCAAATAGGACTAGAAAGAGAATAAAAACCTCTAGATAGATAATCCTCAAATTTATCTGCAAAGCCTTTCAATTTAAGAGACTTTTCAGCAGCTACCGCAATATCTCTACCTCTTATTTCGGCAGTTTCTCCAGTTTGAAGATAACCTCTTTTTAAAAAGTCGCGGGAGTCCTTGTTAAGCCATTTATATTTTTTCATTAAAAAAGATCGTCAGCATCAAATGTTTGAGAATTTTTTGAATATTCCACTGGTCTTGAGTGGAAAAAATCAGTGGCATTATTGCCCATCAATTCTTCTTCGAACCACATTGTATCTTCCAACAATGAGGTGTCAACATCAAATGCTGAATGAAAACCAATTTTTTCCAAAGAGTCATTAATTCTGTTTTTAATAAACTCTTTTATAATATCGGCATTCAATCCTTTTTCATTAAAACCATTGATCATCCAATCAACAATTTTACTTTCTGCTACAAAAGCAGCTTTAGCTTCACTGGCGATTCTTTCTTCTAGTTCATCGTCAAAAAGGTCAGGGTGTTCGCTACGGATAGTATTAATAATTTTAATACCAGCTAGAGCATGAATGTTCTCTTCATTTCTAGTATATTTAACTTGCTGACCAGTATCTTTCAGCACGTTGCGATATCGGTTAAACCAATTAATAATGTAAAACTGACTAAATAAAGAAACGTTCTCTACAAAAAGAGTAAAAAGAATAATTGAATAAACATATTGTTTTTTTGAATCTTTATAAAATTTATGGTTATATTTACGCAGATACTTAACTCTACCCTCGATAAAGTCTAATTGTAAATTTTTCTCGAAAATATCTTCTAAGCCCAAGACCTTTAAAAGTCTTTCATAAGCATTATTATGGATTACCTCAATGTTAGCCATTACATATCCTAAATCAGTTAAACTAGGGTGAGGTAAATTATCTCCAAGCTTGCTCCAGAATTTTTTTACCGCGACCTCAATCTGACCAATAGCAGAGAGAGTCCTGATAATCATCTCTTTTTCATCTCCAGATAAATTTACATTGAAATCTTGAATATCGCTGCTAAAACTAAATTCTTTGTCGGTCCAAAAACCGTTATGCATTGCCTCAATAAACTCCTGCGCCCAAGGGTAATGGTCGGGCTTCCTCGATACTTGTTCTTCAAAAATCATGGTTAAAGAATTTTACACCTAGTAGCGATCTAAGGCAAGCTCAAATACAACATTTTGGAAAAAAATTTTTTTTCTTGACAAATCGCTTCATAGATGTATAATAACCGTGAAACGGGATAAACGTAATTCTTAGCTATTACGTTATAGATATAGTAATACGTAATACTGTATCGTATACGTTTTATAAATATATTATAAATAAATCAGATTTTTTTAATTTCTGTGGAAAAAGGAAATACAGGCGATAGAATGGGTTCAGTGGAAAGTGACCTGACACTCATATCAAAAATACAAGAGGATAATGCTGATCAAGAAAGCCTAATAGCTTTAGTTGATCGACACTCTGGCATATTTCACACAATGGTTAATCATTTTATGTCAAGCCCCCAATGTGTGTTTGATAAAAATTTAATCGTTGAAGACAAAGAAATAACAATTTATGATTCAGCTTTAAATTACGACCCTTCGAGGAACACTAAATTTTCTACCCATTTAGCTAACCAAACTAAGTGGAAGTGTCTCAATGCTTTGAACAAGAAGAAGAAAAATAGAGAGTGTTTTATAGACGATGAAAATACTTACATAGAACCTAGCTGTGATTCATTCATTAAAGATATCGACAAAGAAGAGGCTTTAAATGTGTTTGAAAGGTGCTTAGAAACAGAAGAAGACGAAAGAGTTAAAAAAATAGTTGACTTACGCTATGGATCGACTAACAATAAACTCATCCCTTGGAGATATATAGCTAAAAAGCTTAATTTAAGCATCCAAGGGTGTATTAACATCCACAATAAATTTATTAACAAAGTAAAAAAAGAAGCAAATTATGTATAATTCTATTACAGCCGCAGCATATCTGGTTAAAGACCCAGAAGTAAGAACCACCAACAATGGTAAAAAAGTAGTCAGCCTAAGAGCTGGTATCTCTACATCGAATGCAAAAACTAAGTGTTTCGTAGATGTTGAATATTGGGACAAGACAGCAGAGATTGCTGAAAAATACTTGTCAAAAGGTAGAGAGTTTATTGTGAATGGAGAACTATGCATGTCATCTTGGGAAAAGGATGGCAAAAAATTCAGTAAATACTTTGTTCGTGGAAAAGATCTTCAGTTTTTGAGTTCTAAAAAGTCCGAGGGAGACGGAGACGGTAGCTCAAGTGATGTTCAAGGTGACGATGTTCCATTTTAATGAACTTAATATTAGAAGCTCCCTTAAATAGTTTGAGCTTTGGTAATGTTAGTTTTAACATTATCAGAGAGCTTCATAAGCTAGATGTAAATCTGGGCATCTTTCCGATAGGTGACCCAGATTTATCTGCTTTTGATATAAGTGATGATTTGAAAAAATACATTGAAGATGCTATAAACAATAGATGGAAATTGATTTCGAAATTTACACCCACCTTTAAACTATGGCATTTAAATGGTTCTGAAAACAGAAAGACTAAAGATCAACATTTGTTTACATTTTATGAATGTAGTGAACCTACAGAACTAGAAACTACGATAGCAGGTCTTCAAGACACTGTTATCTTTTCTTCTAAATACGCTGAAAATCTTTATAAAGAAAAAGGTCTAGCAAATACTAAATTCATTCCTCTTGGTTTTGATGAAGACTTTCATGTCACTGGGAAAGAGTATCTAAAAGATGTTATCCATTTTGGCCTTATGGGTAAGTATGAGAATAGGAAACATACTAAAAAGATTATACAAACTTGGTTAAAAAAGTATGGTAATAATAATAAATATCAACTTTCGTGTTGTATAAACAATCCTTTTTTAAATCAAGAGCAAATGCAAGGTGTCTGGAATGATATTACACAAGGTGCGAACTACAACAATCTCAATATCATACCAAGATTAGCTAAAAATTCTGAAGTAAATGAGTTTTTAAATGCTATAGATATTGACCTCACAGGTCTATCTGGAGGAGAAGGCTGGAACATACCAGCTTTTAATGCTACTTGTTTAGGCAAGTGGAGTGTAGTCTTAAATGAAACATCTCATAAAGATTGGGCGACTGAAGATAACTCAATTTTGATTGAATCATCTGGCACAACACCCTGTGAAGACGGAGTGTTTTTTACTAAGAAAAATGATTTTAATAATGGTGTTTTTTATACATGGTCCGAAGATGAAGCTGTCTCCGCTATGGAAAAAGCTGAATCTAAAGTAGGACAGGTTAACACAGAGGGTGTCAAAATGGGAGACAACATGACATACAAGAAAACTACCGAAGCTATTTTATCCCTTGTTTTTGGGGAAAAACTAAATGGCACGATAAATGTTAATTAATTAAGTATGAATACACTAATTAACAACATTCTTAACGATATCAACAAAACAAATAAAACTTACCCAGTCAAAGAATCTGGAGATGTTTATCTTGCAGAATTCGAATTAGCTGGCTTTTGTAAGAAAGATGTAGATATTAAAGTTACAGATAATATCTTAACAATAGATGCTACAACTGAAGGTAGACATAAATCATATCAATTATTTTTATATGATTTAGTAGCAGAGGACCATATATCTGCCTCATTAAAGAACGGTCTTTTAAAAATAACTCTCCCCAAAAAGGCAATTGCGGAGGCAAAAAAAATAGACATTAAGTAATGCCTATTTATGTATATAAACATCCTGAAAGAGATGAATACCGAGAGGTAATTCAAGGGATGAATGATGAACACAAATATTCAGAAGATGGCGTTGAGTGGAGCAGGGTTTTCCTTGCTCCCAACGCTTCTATAGATAATTCTATCGATCCTTTTAGTAGTCAACAGTATATGGATGCCACATACAACAAAAAAGGCACTATAGGCGATATGATGGACCTATCTGCTGAATTGAGTGCGAAGAGAGCAGAGAAATGTGGTGGGTTAGATCCAGTAAAGGAGAAGTTTTACGACAATTACAAAAAGGAACGTAAAGGCGCGGAACATCCAAACAGGATTAAAGAAAAAGGTTACGAAAGTAAAAATATTAAAATCGATTACGATTAGTAACGAGTTCCACTTACTTTTAAGCCTTTTGATTGTGTTACTTCAAAACTAAATGAAGCATCGTAACTCATTGTTCCATTTACATTCATAGAGTAATTATAAGATGTCAACTTCGCATCTTCGATTCTATAAATCATTACTTTTCCGCTAGCCTCTAATTTTAAATCAAACTGATAATTTCTATCAGAGGATAAAACTCCTGTCATAGCCCCACTTTCTAAACCTGAAACTAAAGATGAAACAGAAAAAGTTCCATTTGCTGGGAACTGTCTTTTTCTGTTGTAAGCGTAATCATTACCTAATCCGTAAGAAGAAACCCTTGGTAATGATACATTCATATCAACAGATTGAACTAAATGTGTTCCAGAAATTATTTGACCTCCAACTTGTAAATTCTGTAAAGTGATATCACTATTAGTATTATCTGGATTAACTACAGGAGGAGCCTTTTCAATACTTGTGCTGGTGGAGTTTATACCAAACTCAAACAATGACCTTCCTACATTATCATTATTTCCTCCAGTTAAATTTATAGCTGGAGACTCCATAGATGTTCCAGTTAGTGGATCAAAAACTACATTAGAGCATATGTATTGAGTGCTAACTGATGGTAAAGATCCTACAGAATAGCTTAAATTATAAGATGTAGGAAAACAATTGCCAAAAGCAATAGAGTCATCTCCATTAAAATTTTGTGAGGTAAAAAATTGCAGCTTATTTAAAAAAGTATCTTCGGCATTTTTTGTTATTAACGCATAAAAATTCGTAGAGTCTGCTTCAGTAGTATTTTCAAAAAAGTTTGCAAATGAGGAGATAGGATTTGTGTTAATAAATCTCCCTTGAATTTCATTAGAAAAATTAGGTTCAGGAATATATGTAATATTTAATGATACATCTGGTTGTTGAAAAATATCATCAGTAGATAAATCTTGAGATCCAATTTGCTTTGACTTTAGTCTTTCATATCCTATAGAATACTCTAAACCCTGTGTTAGCTGATGTAACAACAAGGATTGATCCGCAGTGCTGAAAGCCACAGTAGAATCTGAAGTAGCCACTATGGAATTATAACTTTTTACAATGTTTCTCGCCATTTTATGTTCCTGTTGGAATTACACCTAAAGGGTCTTCTGTAAAATTTACTTTTAAGCTATTGGAATTTACATGATTCCAAGTATGCGACCAACTTTTACAATAGTAAACTTTAGGTCTATTGTAAACTGAAGGTATTTGATGTTCAAATCTTCTGTAACCACCTTTATTTTCTAAAAAGTGAATCATGCTTTTGGTTTGGGCATCAGAAATATTACTAAAATTATAACTAATATCAAAAGTAGAGATGTTATCATTTGTTTTCAGTCTTTGAATAAAAGAATTTTTATATTCTAAAACATCATTTTTTATTTCTACAGCAGGTTGACTACCAACGTCTGGCTCAAAAAAGAATTTTTGACTCCACATTGAACTGTCACCAGTAGGGCTATTTGTTTGAGTAGAAGTATGACTTCCTGTGCAGTAATAAAAGTTGTCTAATTTATTTTGGCTTATTCCCGTATAAACTACATCATATTTTTCATAAGAAGTAGAGTAATCATAAGCCTGAAAATTTAAATTAGCGAAACAGCCCATCCCCGACCATTTAAGAATTGTTGGAGCGTGATCCACAGTAATACTAGCAGCTACTTCATAGTGTTGATTATTTACAAAAGTTATACCATAGCTATCACATACACCTGACATTTCTTTGTATATATTAGAATTATCTGGCGCAAATTTAAAATTATGGTTCCCAGATTGAGCCTCAAAAAATACAGCTAATTTTTGTGCATTAGCTTCATTAACTTTATATTTCAAACCAAATCTAGCAGTTAAATTATTAACTGACATAGGTATCATATTATAGTAAAAATCATCAGTTTTATAATCATTATTTCTTGATGAGAATTCTACAGTAGAACCATAAATAGGAGTATTTAAAGCTGAAAAACTTGTAGGTATTGATATACCACTAATGTTTTCATCCCTGTTATAAAATAAACTTTCGCTCATGAGTGGCCTACATAGTTAAGTGTTAAACGAACTGCCCCATCAGAACTAGATGCTAATTGTTCTGAAATAAGAGATGCATTAGGAATTGTTAATTGCTGAATACCATCTCCATTTTTAGCAGATAATGTGAAAGTAACTGTTTTATTTTCTCT